CTCTGTACCTGCTACATTATATGAACATCTAATCCTGCCATCCTTATCACGTTTAGAATCTAAAACAGAAAGCTGTTTAGTTATATCACGTAAGGCTAAGATAGTATGAGCAAAAGGCTTTGCTCTTGGATAAAATTCTCCGAGTTGTTCTAGAGCGGCACGATCAGTAGATATCTTTGACTTGCCCCCTTTGTATGATACAACAGGTGGTAGGCCTAAGTCTTCATATAAAATTTTCTTAAGTTGCACAGGGCTATTGTGATTTAAATCTTTACCCCATACACCTTGTGCAAAAAGATTAAGCATACGTTCTAGTTTTAATCTACGAGCACGTAAGACTTCTTTCTTTTCTTTTACTTTAACTTCATCAACTTTTAAACCTCGCAACATCATTTCCATTGCAGGTTTTAAACTATCTAATTCAAATAAGTAAACTCTTTTAGTTATAGGATCAAACTCTTTGTGTATCCTAGACCATATCTCATGAGTTAATGTACAATCCAATGCACAATACGTCCAAAGTATTTGATCTTTATTTAGATCGTGTTTATTTATTTCCGTGTTCTTTATTATCTTCACACAATTCTCCTGCAATAGCTGAATACCCCACCATATCTATGTATGTATCTTCGGTAGGATTTCCAGATTTTGTTCTTGCTATTTTTAATAACAACATTAATATAGCAACGTCATGAGCACTTAACTTTGTACCCAAATAAGCTGACCACAACACAGCAATGTTATCGTGGTTTATCTTTTTGTTTCCGTACTCCTGTTCCCTTTTGCCACTCAAAAGCTCTGCGGCTGTTTTTAAATTGTCTTTTATGTCTATTACCATTTACCCTCGCTATTAAATCTTTCAATTCCTTTCGTGTTCTTTGATGATCTAGATCAGCTAAGTCACACACCATTTTAAAATCTTCATGGTTGTTTTCAAACCACTCCCATGCAGTAACAAAAGCTTTCTTATCTTCCTTACCACTTCCCACGTATATAAGGTCTTGCAACAGTTGATCTAATGTTGCTCGCCATAATCTTACGTGAGCATCTAACTCACCCCACCTATCGTCAACAGCTTTTGCTGTAAAAAAATGTGGTCGCTTCACTACTCATCAGCTTTTGTGCTCTTAGAGAACTTGGCTAATGTTTTCCATGCACTTTCATTAGTGTATATGGAGCCGAGAAAACCCAAACCTTTTTCCATTTCTGGCTGCAGTGAATGTTGTGCATGCATTGTATCATGTACTAGTCCACTTACTTTTATATTCTGTTTGTAAGCTAACCATGATATGTCATACGTTTGATTCTGTGCAACTTTAACTAAGTTCGTATCTTCCAATAAGTCTTTAACCCATGCCCACGCTTTGTCTTCTTCATCACGTGACCAATAGTTGTACTTAAATGGGACCACGATTGCATGATTTAAAGAGGGGGCAAATCCAATACACGTTATCTGCCCTCCCGCTGTTTCAATATCGAAAGCCAATGGTGCCTCAGCATTATTTCTATGTATGTATTCTGATTCAAATGCATACATGTCATCTAACTGAGGCTCAATCCATAGCTCTCTTGTTGTATAATTAATATGTGAAAATTCTGATTCACGTTTAGCTTTTTTAAAGTCAGAATAAACGTGTGCTCTGAAGCCATAGTTTCTAACTACGGCAGAAGGATTATAAGAAGGTACTACCTTAACCTGTTTCAATCTTTCTTGAGTTGAAGGAATAACAGCACCTCTGTATATACCTACCTTATCAAATCCTGTGAGTGCCCACAATGAAACTCCCCCCATTGCTATAATAACATTGGGGTTTGTCTCATTGAGTTCATTGTATAAACGTTGTAAGTCTTGCTCCATCTCCTGCTTGAGGTAGCCATAGGTGGTAATCGGATAGGAAGAACGCCACTCACTATCTTTACACAAAGCTTTATATTCAGAACGTTTGTGAAAAAAATTTTGGGGGTTGTCTTGTGCAGGTTTAAGTTGAATAGTGTGGGTGAGCATACAATCTTCAATTTGTATCCCCGCTAGTCTACAAATCTTATTGACTATAAAATCTCCTGCAAGTATTTTATTCAAGCGAACTTCATTAGAGTTAGGATAGTCCATGACTATGGCTATCTTTGCCCCCTTCTTTAATTGAGAAGGGACTCTTTGCTTAACTGCATACTCACCCATAAGATACTACTTGTTGTTCAATATTCTTGATACTGAAGCTTGAAGTATATCTTTGTTACGTCCAACCATTTCGTGTTTAACGATACCACTAAACGATTGTCCAATAGATTGTTCAAGCATTTCCCCAAACGAAACACCACTCATGCCGAGTGATTTTGTTAGGAAAGCTTTAAGCGAAATCACAGGGTTACCCTGTCTAAGTGCTTTCTTGGTTGCCCAAAATTCTAATCGAGTACCATCACAGTTCTCTAGATCTGCATCCGTAATATCAGATTCTAAAACTGCATTGGCCTTACAATTAAGACGCACAATTTCGTTTTGGTTTTCACCGACTTTATCCGTACGATAAGATGTAATAACAAAGTCATAACTACCCTCTGGTAAAGTTATAGACTCTGGTATATCCTCTGGATTCATCGATAAAAAGTCACTTACATCAGCCATTAATTACCTCCTGTCTTGATGTTAATTACATTATCCTTCTTGGATAATTTTTGTTGAGCATTCTTTTGTATTGCTCCGAACAACTTAGCTAAATCTAATTCAGTATTAGGCTCAATTAATTTTGGTGCCGTTACTTTTAGATCCATGCGATGATCGGATACAGTTCTCAAAGTTCGCTCAACTCCTTTGCTAGAACTTCTAGTATCAATTCTGCATACACAGTTAAAGTATCTACCTAACTTGGTTGATAACTTTGAACCGACACTAGTTGGATATGCTTTAGACACACCCAAATCGCCTTCCATATATTGCATATGGGTTGTTACTACCACATTACATGGTGCTTCAGTACCTGTTATGTATTGTATGATGTGTTGTACATCACGAGCCGCAGTGCCCCATTCTGGTTGGCTAGCTTGATCGGTTGGCTTCTTGTTATTAAATACAAGTGCCCCCCTCAAAGCCGCTTCACCCATTAGGGTTAGACTGTCAATGACTAAGACATCTTTAGATGTCCACTTACTAACAGGCCCGAAGTCTTCTCCTTCGTCTTTCCAATTTGAAATTAAATTAACACCCCTTCGAAAAGAATCTGCCTTTCCAATAGGGTCTTTCAACGTTACGTAACTAACTCTATCTACTGCATCAGCAGTTAGAAACTCTGGAAGAATAGCTAACCCATCATCGTAATCCAAGATACGTAAATTGTATCCAGCATTTGCGAGCTGAGCCAATGAAGCCGTCTTACCAGAACCACTATCTCCTACGAGTAATAGTTTAGTAACATCAGTTGATTGATGATTTTTAATACTTGCCATACTTATCTCCTATAATTTATAATACTACCACAAATAAAATAATTGTCAACAATTATCTTTTGTTTCTCACACGTAATTTTAATCTAATACGTCTGCGATTCTTTCTTTTACGAGAACCAATCTTTCTCCTTCCCTTGTGATTCTTTCTTTTTAAATCTGCCCTACTCATTGCACTTCACAGGGTCTTCAATCTTACTACAATAAAAATCTTTTGCTTTCTTTTTGTTAGCTTCTTTCTTTAGGTTTTGTTTCTTAAGTATCTTTTCTTTTTTCTCTGGGTTCTTGTCAGTATCTAAAACTATCTTAGCAGTTTCTTTAGCAACAAAATATGTGCAATTACTTAAACTTAACAAACACAACAATAAAATTATTAATCTCATTTCTTTTTCTTAAATATATTTTCTGGCACATGAATAACATTATCCACTTGCAAGTCAGCATGGGGGTCACGAATGAAGTCTTCTTCTAACAAAATCGTACGGTGTTCAGGTGATTCGCCACATACTTCTCTGAACTTACAACCACCATAGTTGCCGCATGATGTAAAGTTGGCAGGATACCAACCGTTATCTGCATATGCATCTGACAAAGAGATATGATACTGTGCATCGTTGTACCATTCTAGTATAGATTCTTTTGATACATTAAATATGCTTCTATTAAATCTACAAAAATGTACACCTGTTTGTACAGCATCAATAATAAATCCTGCAATGTTTAAACCCAATACGAATCTAGCCGCCCAGATGTACGCATAGATTTGATTGCTTGGTTGGAAGTTTCTAAAATATAAATCAGTAAGCGAAGCCTTTGTTGTTTTAGTATCACATAAATACAACCGATTATTTAACTCCACTATCTTATCTATCCTTCCAGAAAATCTATGACCTCGCTCTCCAAAAGGAACTTCAAACCTTTTCTCTAGACAGGGGGCACCATTTGGCATGGTCGCAATTTTTAAAGTGTCTTCCCAATATTCTTCGGCTCTCCATACTACTGCCCTTATTGCCGCCTCAAGACCTCTGGCTTTATCTTCAGCTTGTGATAAGTCTTTGCCGTATTCTTTTATAATAAAAGTAACTGCTTTATTTACTGACTCATCTTTAGATTTGCCTTCATGTTTACCTTTATCTAAAACTTCGAAGCCGTCATGTACTGCTGATCCAAATCCTGTGACAGGGGCATAGAGTTTTAATTTATATCCCAATAGGTTGGAAAGATTGTATGCTCTAGGGCATGCAGAAAATGTAGACAGACTAGATGAATCCCATATAGCTTGTCTAGGTTTATCGTCTTGGATTAAATACTTCTTTAATTTTTCTGGTTGTTCCATTACATTAACTCCTTCATACCCAACACCACTATAACAAAAGCAATTAGATACACAACTAAAAGCCCCCATTGTTTTGTGTGTTGTTCCATTAAACCCCATTGCCTTTTCTTTTCTAAGCGTCTAGCCATAACCTCTGCACGAAGTTCTTTCATGCGAGCCATACGCCAATGCTTAGGTGCTTCTTTGGGGTGGGGGTGGTACTTGCCTATGAAATCTATCTTATCTTTTTCCTTAGACATTATCCACCAACACATCTAGAATATTATCGCCTGCTTTTTCTGGGGTCTTAGTCCTTGCAGATTTACCAGTGATTCTTTTGCCAGCTTTTTCTGCCGCTCTGATATTCTCTCTAGTCTTTTTAAGATAAGAGATTATAGTTTTAATTCCTTCTTCATCAGTCGCCAATTCAACAGGATCTTTTTCCAAGAGTTCTGTTGGTATGACTAATTCTTCTTCAACAATTTCTTCTTTTTTCTTGGGCATATTACCTCACTTATTTTTATACATTACTAGAGCTATACCTACCATAGATATAACTAATATAGTTAGTCCGTAATCTTGAAACCACTCCATTACTGCCACCAATGTGGTTGTGGTCTACCTTTTTGCCACTTGGCAAAGTATTCTTTTTCTCCTTTATAATAATTTCTATATGCCTTTACATACAAATCGCTTCTCAATCTATATTTATCTGGCATACATTGGGGTGGGGTTGTTAAGTTTCTTTCTGGTATTTTACTTTTTAAATTATCATTCCAAATAATATTTAGAATGTTGGAAGACTTATGTATTCTGGCATACCTTGAAGCATATTCTTCATGTATACCATGTGCATTTCTCATTGCCCATTCAAAGTTGGGGCGGCTATCTCCTACCCATTTTGTCATGGGATGATTTTGATACGCAGGTTTGTATAGTTCTTCCATTCTACCTGTGTATCTTTGAACAGCAGTAGATAACATCTGTGCTGATTCTAATATCATTTTTACCACATGCTTATCGCACAAATATTGTGCTGATTTGTATGGTGTTTTATCTAAGAAAAATATATTCATTTGTCTGGCTCCTCTCCTACTAACCGTAATAATATTTTACTATCCCACTCAAGAATATAAAAGCTCCGACAGCATTTACTGTAATCAATGCTCGGTCATGCCACAATATTCCTACAACTAACCAACCTGTTATACCTAACAGATGTAAGTATAAGTTGTAAGGGATAAGTTCTATGCTAGTAAATGACATACCTACTAGCAATGTAATTGATGCCAACCATTTTATATACCACGAGGCACCACTTCGAGGTGTTACTTTATTAATCTGGATCTGTTCCACCATAACTACCCTCCACATCTATGTCAATAGTATCTGTATGTTTTTCCACATCATTAGGTTTGATAGGTTCAACTGACAATACTGTAGCATCTGGAATCGTTATCAAAGCACGGGTAAACTTATTGGACACATAAGTCCTTGAAGTTTTATCAAACTTTAAATCACCTTCCATAATTTTTTTAGCGGCTTCTTCCTTATCTTTAGCCATGACCTCCCAATGCTGTGTAAAACAATGGGAAGTAGTCACATCAAATTTTTTCATTTCTTACCTCTCATATATTTTTTGTGTGGTTTGTATTTACTTTGCTTTTTAACTTCATGCATTTTATACAATGCCCACACCCTTACTTTATTAGAGTAAGTTTGCACAAGGGCAGAGGTTTTAAATATTAAAATTAATAGTTTCTTTTTATACATCACACACTCCATGTATTATATACTATTGTCGACACCATGTCAACAAAATTCTTAGTGAATAGTTTTCTTGGTTGAATCCGTGTACTTCCAATCGTCAAATGGATTTGGCTCATGCCCTTCTTCAAGCATAGATTGTAAATCTTTTTCAATCATCTGACCAAAGGTCGCCAGGTTATCCATAACATTAGCGAACACTCTTATCGTATGATAAGTGCCCCCTTGTATCATAGACATTCTCAAACCTAATTCAATTAAAGACGCATTGATTATTTCTAATGGATACTTGTCACCCATTTTAGAAATAGGCTCTCTCATTAAATCAATACATTCCTTAAACATTTCATCATGTTTCTTTTTTAATTCATCATTAATCATAACTCCTCTCCTTTCTCCGTAGTTAAAGTTAATGGTTTCTGTTCCAATGCAGATGTTATCTTAACACCTTGTGGCACAGTTGTCACTACCAAATGGCTGTATTTATTTTCATCAACATCTGGTTTGTCTTTCATCTGCACAGCAAATGCACGAATGTATCTATACATTTTCATTTGTAATGCGAATGGTTTCTCATGCTTCGCTATAATAATAGGACGGTCTGAGTCACTATTATCTAGGTGTTCTACGGCTTTTTCCAAAGCGTTCGAAATATCTGTCGACTGCAATAGGTTGTAAGTCTTCGGATTGAACGGCATAAACTTTCTCCTGTTCCATTTCATAATCGTTTTCATCTGTACTTAAATCATCATTGAAATGTTCATGTTGATTTACGGTGTGTACATGATAGCCGTCTATCACATGATCGGCTTCTTGTTCTTCCTCAAACTCTAGAGGAAATACATCATCTTTAATTATTAATTTCTTTTCTTTTTTCTTAGCCATATATGTACTCCTATGTATGTAAAAAATAATAATACCAACAATGAGAACGGATTTCTATATGTTGGGTCAGTTATATATGCATATATAATACTTGTTGGTACACAAGTCAATGCAATAATAACTACTAGTCTTGCAAAATATTCTCCTATCATGCTACCCACTCCTTTATTCCTTTTTCGTTATTAATCCTATTTGACACACCCATTTTTGAATATGTATTAGGATACATAAATGCTATCGCTTTCAGAGGCTCACCCTCTGGATAATCTTCTTCGTAAGCCTCAACAATAAATGGAATGTAACCCGCATTACATTCTATTGTTGTCACCCTCTCCATACATTCTGGAGTCACATTATATATCTCTCCCCTTATACGAAAACCTGCGTCTTGATTTACCATGATTGGACAACCCACATCATGCATATTATATTCACATTCTTCTGTTATATAAGTTCCCTTAAAGTTTGATGAGTTGCCTAACACCTGATGTAAGCCACCACCTTTTTTCAAAGTACCATATACAAACAATAAACTTCTAGCCATTATTTACCTCCTCTAGTTTTGTTAATTTAGTTATACAATTTTTAGGTATAGTGCAGCCACCACCACCACATTGAGACTCCTCATCAAACGAAGATATAAGTATAATATTATCCTCATTTTCTG